TCAAACTCAATGACTGCAAAAGGAACACGACGGCGATACAGTTCGATTGACTCCGCAGACATCGACCCTTTAGCAACGAAGATACTTGGCAGCGCAGCACGGCGGTACTCCCGGTCCCAAGACCTGAACATGTTGTATTCGTCTTGCAGATTGCGTTGAAGCGCAACGTCAGACAAGGGCAGGATCTGACCGGACACGCGATTTTTGTAGTAAAAGAAGAAGGGATACCAACGACGACCAACTGCTTGAGGCGCTTCGTTGATAAGGAACTTTTTGATTCCATTCATGAAGACGTAGCGTCGGCCATTCTGTTTGTGCCAGACTTCCCAAACTGCCAAGTGTCCGTCAATACATTGACGTTCTAAGTCGGTGCGGTCTGTGGGGTCGATGGTGAAGTCGTTCGCAGATGTTGCAAAGGTGCCGACTACTTGTCCTTTGGTGTTGTACATCTCGGCAGACGACAGGTCATCCATCGACAGTTGGAACTTCGCAACCACATCTTCGGGACGCATAAATATGCGGTGTGCGATCCAGGCTGCTTGGTGCCAGTTCTCGGGACGGGTGATGGACCAGTCCCACCGGATGTCTTCGGGTTGTACTTGATCGACGACGAATCCGACATACTGCTCCAATTCTGGCAAGCCGATCAAGTCGATGGACTCGCCGTCGATGATCGCTTGGCGCTTGAGAGAACGAGGGTCTTGGGGGTCTTGGACCATCTGCGTTTGGGTCACAGGCTGGCCTGTGGCGGGGTCCATGATAGGCTGGCCGGTGTAGGGATCGAGAACCGGCACTTGCTGCGGCACCATGACCGGCACTGCTTTGATCTGTTCTTCGATCTTGCCAGCGGCGTAGAGACGGATCGTTTGCTCCAGATCCTTCATCTCATTGAACTGAGGCGAGTCGTCATTGAAAGTCTTGCTGGCGTAGGCTTTCTGCAAAAACATGTACCGAGCGACATTGTCTTGCTGGTCACCGAATCGGTTCTTGCCGATTGGGTCTTTCATAAAGTCCGACTGCAAAGTCGTTTTCAAGATCCCAAACCCATTGGTGGACATGTCTTGAATCAGACCGTCCAGGTTTGGCCCAAGTTCGGCCAGGGCAGTCTGCTGTTCCAGAAAGATTTCCATGGACTCAGCGAAGCGTTCAGAGAGATCATCAACGACGCCACGAACCTTGCGTGCCGATGCGACTTCGGGCTGGGGGTCGATAAGTCCAAGGTACGATTGAAGAACTTGCTGATTGCGGAGGACGATGTTGTTGATGACGGCATCAGATTTTGCTGCAATTTTCCAGTCAATGCTGACATATTTCCGGTCCAGATCCATTTCACGGAATGCGGCGAGAAGGTAGGGAGGGACACTCGTCATCTGCGTGAACTTGGCGATCAGAGACGAATCGTCGGTGTCTTCCGTCATCGGCGCCGCGTTGTGGCCTTCGATGTTGGTTTGGGACGACATGGCTTCTTCGGCCATCGGGTCTGCGAAGGGGTCGTTCATGACGGAGTCCTGCTCTTGTGTTTAGCGATGATGTCTTTGGTCTTCTTCGACTGCTTCGCCGCCAGAGTCGCATTGAACTTGGTCTTTTCCAGTTCAGACATGTCGGACTTCCAGTCTTGGACCCCTTCGACGACTTCCTTGACCGCAGCGCGAGCCGCCAGGAGTTTGGGGAGAACCAGGGCCAGGACACCACCAATGCCGGGAATCAAGCCGGCCAGGGGCAACAGGGCGGTCATCCAGTCGAATCCAGGTGTTGGAACTGGATTGATCTTGGCAGGGTGGAAAACAGTTTCTGTCTGCTTACCTGCGGAGTCCGTGGTTGTGGCCTTGCCATCAAGTGTGGTCAGCAGGGGAATTGGTTTATTTTCGGCGTCGCGTTCGTTGGACATCCGAACCGGTATGGTGCATGCAACAACCAGGATCGCAGCGCAAAACAAAAAGACTACAAAAGTGCCTACTTTGCGGCCTTTTTGTTCAGTGCTGATTTGCTCCCGCATTGTGCCTCCCGTGCTTCAGAGATGTCGAAAACGTCAGGATCAATGTCTGGCATCGCCACTTCTGGCATAGTGCCCTGACGACCATTCTGGCAGTACCGTATCACTGAAGTCACTTCGGTCAACGCACGAAGGCAAGCCCGACCGAAGGTGTGAACAAGTGTCGTCATCTCTTTCGATTCTTCTAGCCGGCGTTCTTGAAGCGCATCAACTTTCGCTTCCAAAGCAACCATCCGGTCCAACATTTCTTTTCGTTCTTGATCGCTTTTTGCCAGATTTCTACGGATCAACCACGCTCCACCGAGGAACGCCAACACTGCGAGGAATACCGCAAGCCCTTGGTTTGTCCATTGGCTGAGATCGACGTTCATGGCCGCTCCGAATGGTAACAAAAAAATACCCAGAGGGGAAAACCCCCTCTGGGTGTCGTATCATTAGCCGCAGAGGCGGGGTGCAATAGTCAGGGTCACGGCAGTCGTGGTGGCGCACAGGAAGTCGTAGGACGCGATTTCTTGTTCGCAGCCTGCAACCATAGTGCCAGAGACGGCAGCGATGTCAGCAGCCAAAGGAACGAAGATCACGATGACTTGGCCGTGGGTTGTCGCGGTGTAGAACGAGAAGCCATCGGTGTCGTCCACTTTCCATTGACCGGCACTGGCGAGCGAACCACCATAGGCGATGCGTTCACCGAAGACGGCATTCTGGATTTCGTTGACGTTCGGTGCAATACCGATCATGCAATCCAGATACGCAGCAGCAGTGGCGACGGATGCGGTCACGGGCAGGGTGATCGGACCCAGAGCCAGGGCGTCGGCAGGGATGGTGTACGCTTTGCGTGTGGCGCCATCACTGTTGGCATCGGTGCTGATGATGAGGACGCGACCTTTACGGGCGGTGGTGCGGTCACCCATGCCGTACATGTTCACGCCGGAAAGAACGGCGGCGCCGGGACTGGTGGCGCGGAGGCGGCTGCCAGCGTTCCAGGGTTCTTTCTTGTTGGAGTAGGCCAAGCGAGTGGCGCCAGTGGCGGCCAGTTTCTTGACGAGTTGAGTGGTAACAGATCCTGCGGACATGGTGTTTCCTTTCAGAAACGAGGGTTATGCGCGAGAGTCTATTACCCTGCGTCTGCAAATGCAAGGGCTGCCCCTAACTCATGGATTTGGGGCTTGAGCGTTTCGACTGTTTTCTCCGCATCTCGTCGAGTAGGGAAAACTCCAAGGGATATGGAAACTCGTACTTTGCAATCCGTCTGTTGTGGGCGCGACGATTCGGAAAAAGTAATCCGATCATAAATAAGGGGTCGAAGAGAAGGACAAGCGTCCCCAGCATTCCAGACAATACGGTATCCAGGAGGCGTGAACTGATTGTTTCGGCACTCCCACACCAGGGTTGGGATGTCGAGTCCACGGATGGAGCGAGTTTGCACGTACCGCTTCCCGTCGTGGTGAAGGGTTGCGGTGTCTCCGTCATAAAACGTCCTTGGTAATTTAGGGTGTAGATACTGCATCTTCGATCTCTTGTTTCAATTCCACTAAAGCACCAACATCGACGGGGGTTACTTGAACTATGCGGGCGTTGGCGTGTAATATGTGGGCAGATCGACCCATGATATAAACCGGTGCATCGGGGAAAAGTCGATTGTCGAGAAACTCATTTACTTTGTCTCTCGGGATAAGTGTCATACTTGACATGATTCCGTCTTCGCCGTTCATTTCTTGTCTCCTAAAGGGATGGTGTACGCTCTGGGCCAGAGAAGGTCAAAAAGAGTCATAGCCCATTCGTGAAACGCGAAAGGTGTAGCCCATCTCGGAAGGTCTAAAAGACGAGTGTCGCTATACTTACCCCACACCATTGCCGGTAGTGTGATTAGTATTACGAAAGGCATAGCGACGACAAAACTTACCGTCGCTACAAACAGCCAGCATAAAAATCTCATTTTCGTTTCTCCACATAGTTGTCGCCATTGAGGCGGGTGAAAGGGCATGCGTTCTGTGACGCTGGTTTTCCAGAAGACAGAATGTTTTTCCAGACTTCGTCTTCATCTTCTGCAATGGTCTTTTTCTTCTTTGGAACTTTTTTGTGTGGGGTACGGAGTTTATCGAGTGCCATGGTCAAGTTCACCAATGCGTCGATCCAGTCGTCTTCTTGGTTCGTCGCTCCAGGTTTGAAGTTGAGGCACTGTGTAACGACATCGAGGCGGACTTCATTGGTGTCTGGAAGATGGACTGCACCTGCGCGAAACCGCGCTTGAAGAGTCATAGCATGGACGTGTTTTGCGTCTGTTCGTGTGATGCGTTCAATCGTGAAGTAGTTTCCAGACTTTCGTTGTTTGGTACGGATCAGTGGAGACAGGACACTGTCAATGACACCCCGTTCCGCAGCGACGAAAGCAAACGGATACGCTTTATACTTCTTCACCAATGCGAACCACTTGTCCAACATCACGTCACTTTCCAATCGTTCCCAAACAAAATCTGAACCGATCCAGAGGTCACCATCACAATCCACTCCGACCGGAATCATTGCAGTCCGGTCGTTCTCTTTCTTCGTCGCAGCTGCGAAGTCACAACCAAGATGCCAAATCAAGTCTTCTTTATTTGGAAACGATTTCAGTGGAGTGATGGCCTTGTCCATGTCCTGCCGCGTGAAGAACCCACCCGTCTCGTTGCGTGGCTGTTGTTGGAACAACGCCAACCAATTCCGTTCCTTACCCGCACGAATCAGACGGTCCCGTTCCTTCTCTAGCAGGGCAGCGGTGTACCAATCCGGTTGAAGGGCTTCACCCTTTTTGCGATTGGGTTCATCGGTAGTTGCCAGGGCAGGAAAGGACTTTCGTTGCCACGCCGCTTCATCGGTTTCAAGAACTCGGCCAATGAAGTCGCGTGGGTTCCAGCGTGTGTGCATGACGATCACGCCACCACCAGGCATCAGACGGTTCATGGCGACACTGTTGAACCACTCCATCAACTTGTCCATCCGGTGATCTGAGTCTGCTTGTTCGGAAGAAATAATGAGGTCGTCAGCCAGGAGAAGATGGGCGCCGGAACCGACGATGTTTCCTTCTGCACCTACCAACCGGAGGGTTCCACCAGCAGTTGTTCGCATCGTGTCCACTGCTTTGGAGTCTTCACGGAGTTTGCACATTGGAAACAGGGAACGAAATAAAGGAGACGTAAGGATGTCGCGGATCGCAAGACCGAAGGAATCTGCCAGCGTCTGCGTACCGGACACGACGATGATGTCCCACTCAGGGTGTTGCCCCAGCACGAAGGCTGGAAAGCACCGGGTTGTCATCAGTGATTTGGAGTGTCGTGGCGGCGCCTCAAGAATCAGTCGTGGGGACTGTTGGTCGGCAATCTGGGCGACGAACGGATTCAGTGCATCTGCGACTTCACGGTGGAACCAGTTCAGTTTGAGTTTTTTGTAGAAGAAGGGGATGAACTCGATCAGATCGGTCCGCGCTAGGGTACGCATGTCTTGAAGCGTGGCGGCAGGAATGCGCTTCCACTCATGATGACAGCGAGTCAGGATCGTGTTGGAGAACGAGACGGAGGGGGTCATTCGAGGATCACTTCGACCGGTGGTGTTGGTTCGGGAAGAACGGTGAACTCGACTTCCCTTTCCAGACGGGCGCGTGCGGCGAGGACATCATCGGGGGCCACTGCGATGTTCACCACGGTTGTGTCGTTTTGTAGGAAGCCCTGGGCCTTGCCGACTGTTTCGTAACCCTTCATGCCGGCGGTGAACTCGCATTCGTTGATGGCCATTCTGGTGGCCAGCAAAACTTCGTTGAGGTACTCGTCCTTCGTCATTGCCAGTTTGTTTGCTGCCGGTGTGACCAGACGGGCGAACTGCTGGTTGAGATGGATTTTGGCGATTTCTCGTGGGTCAATATCTGTTTGCATTGCGGTAGCGTAATGGGGGGCGGCTCATCGTCAATAGGTCGAGGACTGCGTCGTTAGATCATTGACGGTTTGACGCAGTCCCTAAAAAATTGCCGCGCTGAAATGGGACCATTGACGGTTTGACGCAGTGTCTAAAAAACTTGCGCGCTGAAGCGGGGCCATTGACGGTTTGACGCAGTCCCTAAAAAACTTGCGCGAGTTTATGGGGCCATTGACGGTTTGACGCAGTCGCTAAAAAACTTGCGCGAGTTTATGGGGCCCCCGCACCCACTCAAGCGCACGCCCCTGGGTCGAATATCCTCCCCGCCCCCCTATCGCATTGCGTCAAAAAGTCAAGTGACAAGCCCTTGACGGTCTGGCGCATCCAGTCCCTTGACGCAAGCCCCCCGATGATGATACTCTTGGCATGCCCGGGATATTCCTGGGCCCCCCTTGTGTCGCTTTTAATATCGCATCGGGTCCGGTGCGAGGCACCGCACAAGGATATTCACAAGGCGTGGCAATTCTGCCACGCCATGCGCCAGCAATGGCAAAGGAGTGTGCCCTATGGCACGCATTCAAGATCCAATCGTCACCACCCTGAGGGCGCTCGCTCGCAAGGATTGCGCGCGTGGCAATCCTGAGGGGCTCGCATCCATTGCGCTGGAATCTGCCAGCGCCATTGAATCCTTTACTCCTGACCTTGAGAGTGTCCGGGAGGCGTACGCTGAGAGTGATCCGCTCACTCGAGCCCGTGCCATGCTAGCGGCCGCCAATCATTCCAGCAATGCAAGACTCGCTCTGGCCAGTATGTCCAAGCGTGCCACTGTCGCATTGGCAGAGCATGCTGCAACGGTCCCAGACCACCTTCTGGGCTTGGTGGACGCTGGGTTGTCTCTGAAGGTTCAAGCCATTGTGAAGCGCGAAGAGAGGGAAATCAGACTACGGACTGAAGCCAAGACCAAGGGCATGACCTACGAGGCGTATATGAATGCTCGTCGTGATGCGATGAAGGCGCGTCGTATGTCCAGGTTGTCACCTGAACGGCAAGCCAAGCGTCAAAAGCAGGACGTTCAACGTGCAGCAATGCTCAAGATACGGGCAGAGGCTCAGCAAGATGCAAGGGAAAATCAGGAACGTATCGCTAAGGTGACGCAAGACTTGGAATGGCAACTAGAGGAAGTGAGAATCCGGAGGGAAGCCTTGAGAATCGCACAAGAGGCACAAGCCGTCTGACTCGATAGTGTCTGAGAATCATCCAAGCCCCATAGTCTGCCAAGCGCAGGCTATGGGGCTTTTTTGTTTTTGTGAAAGGGAAAGCGCCGGCCTATTGTGACCGGAAACCATAATGATCGTTTCCATCAGCATTCTGCGTCAATCAGTCAAACGACACAGAAACGGCGCGGATTCAGACAAATAATCGGCCAATGTCCGATAATGTTGCGCTTCCCCCGTTATTTCCGGTGGAAATGACAGAAAGGCGCAGAAATGGCGAAAATAAGCCCGATATGTTCGTCAGTGTACTCATTTTCGCGTTTTGCAACTGATCACAGCCGTGAATCGACCATTTCCCCTCGCGCGCGCGTACACTCTCCCTATACTACTATCCATATAAACCTATAAAATATATAAATAGGTCTATATATACGTAGTACACAGCCGTGATCAGTTGCAAAATGCAAAAATCACAACACTCCTGAACCGCACTACTCACACTATTGACCTAGTAACGGTTCCGCATACAACATTTTTTCACCCAACAGGAGAAAAAATGAGTCGAACCCCCGCTAGACCTTTCCCCCGGTATTTGCCACAGAACGTGCGGCAAGCCCTATCCTCCACAAAGAACTATTTACTGTGGAAACAACTGTGCGATCTTTATGGCGGTTGTGTGAAGTGTGGCCAGTCGATACCTTGGAACGATCTGAAAGCAGAAATAATCTGCGATCCAAAAATCCCAACAAGTCGAGTATGTTTGCTGAGACTACAACCAATGTGCTCAGACTGCGCGCGCATCACTCACTACCGGCACCGATGGTGCTTAGATCCATATTGGATGGTAGATCGCCGTCCTGGCGGTTGGGTTCGCGTATTCGCAGAAATAGGCGACGACGCCCTTATTCTGTTGAGCGCGCACCCAATACCCACCACAGAACCGGAAGTGAAGTATTCCAATCGCGCGAATACGAACGGAATATCAGAATATATTTTGGAATGACCACAAGCCAACCCAATCACCAAACGCGCTATTCAGCGCAGAAAGAGAGCAGACCATGAATTATCTCGACATGGCACACCAAAACGTCCAATCCAGTGACCCAGAAATCGCCAAGGCTGCGATTGCGTTCATTGAAGCCG